ACAGGAGGATGGATCATCAGCTAGTGCGTACATAACGCCTAAGACTTATTATCCAAATATATAATGACACTACTAACTAAAGGAATGGGAGCTGTTAAAAAGATTTTTACTAAAAAAGCAGCTAGGGCTAAAGGTGAAGTTAAATTAAAAAAACTTAACAAAAAAGATGAAGCACGATTTCAGGGTGTTTATGGCAAACACATGAAAGCTTTAAAAGCGGTAAATAAACCAGCAGTAAAAGCGCATGGTAAAAGATTAGATGAAATTAAATCAAGAGTTACCAAAGGTAAAAGTAAAGAAGACCAGAGAGATATACTTGCAGCTGGTGAAAAATTAGGAAGATCATTAATTAGAACACCTAAAGATAAAGTTAAAATGTATGACGATCTACCTGATATAAAACAAAGATTTAGAGGTGCGCCAGGTAAACAAAGAAAATTAGTTAAAGGTGAAAAAAATTGGATGAGAAGAGCAGCTATTTTACAAAAAGATAGATTAAAAAAATATCCTCCAACAGAAAAAAAATATAAAGGAAAGGGTATAGATAAAAGATAATGGGACAGTTTTCAAAAGGTAAAAATGCATTGATGATTTCAGATCGTTCTGGAGCTGCGTTTCCATATAGGGAAATGGTTCAAGAATGGAATGGTTTATGGGTACATACTTCAGAGTATGAACCTAAACAACCGCAAATTAGTCCAAGACCCGTGGGCGCTGATCCACAAGCTTTGCAACATGCAAAACCAGCTAGAACAGAATTTGGTATAGCTGATGTATTAGGATTTAATCCATTAGTAACTTATCAAATTGGTTCTCCAATTGTTAATGTTAATTTACCTGGACATGGATATACGACTGGAGATGTAAAAAGATTTAGAGGTGCACCCGGTGCCGCTGGAGTTTATGGAACTCCTGACGGAGTGGGAGGAATTACAGGGACAACAATTGCAAAAGCTGCAGGATACACTATAACTGTAGGAAAATTTGTTAATGGCGCAACTGATACAACAGGACCTAATAATACTGGACAGTTCGGTAAAAATTGGTTTTATTTTAGTGCTGATACAAATGCAACAATTGTAGAAACAGGAGGAGGGTATCCGATCTCAGTAGGACCGGTTACTTTACAAGCATAATGGCAGGATATACTTACTCAAATTTAACAACAGATATTAGAAATTATTCTGAAGTAGACAGCACGGTTTTTACTCAAGCAGTTATAAACAGATTTATTGAAAATGCAGAATATAGAATTGCATATGATCTCCCTATGGATTCAGATAGAGTTAGATCAGATGCTCAATTAGCTACAGATTTTAATAGTATAAATGTGCCGGCTGGTTGTTTATTTGTTAGAGCCGTTCAAGTATTTGACTCTACATCTTCTAGAACAGGTCAAGGACAATTTTTATTAAAAAGAGATCAAACTTTTATTCAAGAATATGTTGGGGAATTAACAGGTCCTGAAGGAAGTCAAACAGGTCAAGATACTACAGGATTACCTAAATATTATGCTATGTTTGGAGGGGCAACAGGAGCGGGAACTACGACTTCAGGGGCTCTTTATTTAGCGCCTACTCCTGATCAAAATTATTTATACACTATTTTCTGGAATAAAATTCCTCAAGGCTTATCTTCTGGAAATACTACCACTTATATTAGTACTTATTTCCCTCAAGGGATTCTATATGCATGTTTGGTAGAGGCATATTCTTTCTTAAAAGGCCCTGCAGACATGTTGACATTATATGAACAAAAGTATAAACAAGAACTAGCTAAATTTGCAAGTATGCAAATAGGGAGACGAAGACGAGACGATTACACAGATGGTACTATACGTATACCGATCGAGTCACCGCCTCAGTAATAGGAGATAAATTATGGCAATAACATCGGCAATTTGTAATAGTTTTAAACAAGAAATTTTAGTAGAAGGTCACAATTTTACTAATGGTACAGACGCATTTAAACTATCTTTATACACAAGTTCAGCAACTTTAAGCAAAGCAACTACAGCTTACACAGCACCAACTGATGGTACAGCTGATCCAACTAACACTTATGAAGTTAGTTCAACTTCAACAGGATATACAACAGGTGGAAACGCTTTAACAAGTACAACTCCAGTTTTATCTGGTGACACTGCATGTTGTTTATTTGCAAGCACGTCATGGGGATCAAGTGCATCGTTCACAGCAAGAGGCTGCTTAATTTATAATTCAACTAATTCAAACAAAGCGGTTTGCGCAATTAACTTTGGCGCAGACAAGACTGTAACCACTGGAACTTTTACAATTCAATTTCCAGCTCAAACAGCAGGCAACGCAATTATTCAAATAGCATAGGAGGCCCATGTCGACGGGATGGGGACGACTAACCTGGGGACAATCTCAGTGGAATGGTTCTACTGTTCTAGCTACAGGATGGGGAGCTAAAGCTTGGGGTGCTAGTGAGTGGGGAGATCTTTCCGATGAAGTAATTACTCTTACAGGTCTATCAGCTACATCAACAGTTGGAAGTTTAACAGAATTAATTGAAGTAAGACCTGGTTGGGGTACACTCAAGTGGGGTGAAAATGGTTGGGGTAGTGTTGAAGAAGCAACTGAAACTTTAACTGGTTTAGCGGCTACAACATCTTTAGGAACTTTAACAGAAATACCTGGACAAATAGTTGGTTTAACAGGTCAATCTGCAACTACAACAGTTGGATCATTAACTGTTGATGCAAGTTTAACTCTTTCATTAACTGGTCAGCAATTAATTTCTTCTTTTGGAAATGTTTCTCTTGATGAGCATTCAGTTGGATTAGTAGGTTTATCAGCTACATCAACTGTGGGAACTTTAAATCCTGCAGATGTCATAGGTATAACTGGTCAATCAGCAGATACTGATCTAGGCACTCTAGGATTTACCTCTGATCCTTTAATAACTTTATCAGGGCAAGCGGCTACGACTGCTTTAGGTACAGTAACAGCTTCTCCTGAAACGTTAACCACTTTATCGGGTCAATCCGCAACTACAGCTGATGGTAGCGTTACTACTGTCCAACAAACAAATGCGAGTTTAGTGGGTCTAGGGCAAGTGGCAACATCCAGTGTAAATGGACCAGGTTTAATACTTAAATATTATGGAGATAAATCACCACATACAAGTGCTAGCTATACCGATAAAACACCAAGAACAACCGGAAGCTACACGGATAAAACACCAAGAACAAGTGCTAGCTATAGTGATAAAACCGCCGCATAATTATGTTTGACTTAAAACAAAATAACCAATATAAACTAAAAAACTAGGAGATTTTTACAATGGCTTCAACATATAATAGTCTAGGTATCCAATTAATGGCAACCGGAGAAAATGCCGGTACATGGGGTACAAATACCAACAATAATTTAAATTTCATCATGAATACCCTAGGGTATATTGATGTTGCATTAACAGCTGATAGAACTTTAACTATTCCAGATGGATCTACAGGGACTTACGATGGTAGAGCTATGTGGGTTAATTTATCAGGAACTACTGGTGGATCTAGAGTTTTAGATATAGCTGCACAAGCAGGAGATCCTAATGCAAATATTGAAAAACCTTTTATCATTGTAGATAATACAACTAAAAGTTCAGCAGCTAATACAATTACATTTAAAGTAACAGGTCAAACAGGGATTGTAATACCTACTGGAGCAACCGTTTTATGCTTCCATAATGGAACAGATATTGTTTCATCAGGTTTTCCAAGCACTACAGGAGCGCAGCCTGCATATACTTTACCAGCAGCAGATGGTACAAATGGCCAAGCTTTAGTTACTAATGGTTCAGGAGCACTTAGCTTTGGATCAGCTGGAATATCAACAGGAAAAGCTATTGCAATGGCAATGATTTTCGGATAAAAAACAGAAGGAATTAAATTATGGCAAATCCAAATATAGTAAATGTTACAGATATTAAAGGTGGCAATTATGGTTGGGCTTTATCCAACACTTTAACTGCAACTTTATTAACAGTTGATGCAGAAAAAATATTAAAAATTAATAGAATCGTATGTTCAAATGTTGATGGAAGTGTGGCAGCAGATTTAAATTTATATGTTGACGGCATGGGAACAGGAGCAGCCAATGGTTTGACACCCACTGGTGCATCAGCAACAACATATTTAGCAAAAACAATTTCAGTCCCTGCGGATGCTTCTTTAGTAGTATCAGATACTCCTATTTATTTAATGGAAGGTGATATTCTTAAAGGAGGAGCAAGCGCAACGGGAGACTTAGAACTATTCATATCATATGAAGTCTTAGACGACGCTTAGGAGGTTTAAATTATGGCTGGCAATGGCGGAATAATTGGACCTGTTAACACTATCTCAAGTGGAAAAAATAAAGTTACATCTACAACCTCTCCAGGTTCAGCAACTATAACTCTTCAATCAGGAACAAAACTTATTGATGCTTTAGTTGTAGCTGGAGGCGGTGGCGGTGGAACTACTTCAGGTGGATCTGGCGGAGGTGGTGGCGCTGGTGGTGTAAGAAGTTTTTCAAGTTTATCAGTATGTGGCGGTGATTCATATCCAATGTCAGTTGGTGCAGGTGGTGCTAAATGCACTGATGGAACAGATTCAGTTTTAACAATAGGATGCACAGCTTATACCTCTGACGGAGGTGGAAAAGGTGCAAAAAGTTTTCCAGGTTTTGGAGCAACAGGAACAGGTGGATCCGGAGGTGGAGGTCAAGGTTATACAGCGCCTGCTCCTTCAGCATCTAAAACTGGAGCAGCAGGAAATACTCCACCAACAACTCCTCCTCAAGGAAATGCTGGAGGAGATGGAGTTCACTCTTGTAGTTCAGGAAGTGCTCAAGCTGGAGCTGGTGGCGGTGGAGCTGGAGCATGCGGATCAGATGCTGCACAACCAAGTCCTACAAACAGTAATGCTGGTGCTGGTGGAGCTGGAGTTGCTAATAGTATTACAGGATCATCTGTCACTTATGGTGGCGGTGGCGGTGGTGGAAAAAGAATGGCCCCTGGATGTGGTGCTGCTGGAGGACCAGGCGGCGGCGGTCAAGGTGGTATAGGACCAAACGTAAGATGTGCAGGAGCAGGATGTGCTAACACTGGTGGCGGTGGTGGTGGCGCTGGAAAAGAACCTAGTTGTGGTGGAGCTGGTGGATCAGGAATTGTTGTCGTAAAAGAATTAAATAAAGCTTCAGGAGTCTGGAGTATGAATACAGTTTATAATCAAGTTAAAAATGATGAATGGATTGCGAATTATGCATTTGTAGATTATTTAGTAGTAGCTGGTGGTGGAGCTGGTGGTGGATACAATGCACCAAGCAGTAATGCAGGAGCGGGTGGTGGAGCTGGAGGTTATAGAGCTTCTGGTTACGGACCTTCTCCTCTTCAAGGATGTCAATTAAGTGTAAAACTAGGAACTCACGTAGTTACAGTTGGAGCTGGTGGTGCAGCAAATGCAAACAATAGAGGAGATTCAGGAACTAATTCATTATTTAGTACAATAACATCAACAGGTGGTGGTGGAGGTGGTGAAAACTTAGGAACAAATCCTAATGGAACTTTTATAGGTTCACCAGGAGGATCTGGAGGTGGAGCTGGAGTTAGTGCATCACCAACATTTGCAACGGGTCCTGCAGGAACAGGTAATGCAGGAGGATTTACACCTCCAGAAGGAAACGATGGTGGAATTGCTAAAACAGGAGCAGGATTTAATAGAGGCGGTGGAGGTGGTGGAGCAACTGCCGTTGGAGCTGCTGCTTGTAGTACCGGTGGTAATGGTGGAGCTGGAGCACCAAACGCAATTACAGGAACAGATACATCTTATGCTGGTGGTGGCGGTGGTGGAACAAATGCTTGTGGAGCAGCTGGGTCAGGTGGATCTGGCGGTGGTGGAGCAGCAAATAATAGTGGAACAGGAACATCTGGAACAGCTAACACTGGCGGTGGTGGCGGTGGTGGAGGAAATGCAGGAGCAGGTGGTCCAGGAATTGTAGTTTTAAGAACAACTACTCCTTTCACAACATGTAGTGCATGTGCCCCTGTCAGTTTTAATGGAACAGATTATATAGGAACATTTAAAGCATCAACAAACATAAATTTAGGTACAGCCAATCCATTTACAGCATTTGATTATTTAGTAGTTGCTGGTGGTGGAGCTGGTGGTTATAAAAAAGGTGGTGGAGGTGGAGCTGGTGGATTCAGAACATCTTTTCCAGGTGGAACAAAAGTATATTTAGCACCAGGACCTAATACGATTCAGGTAGGAGCTGGTGGAACTACTAGTTGTAGTACTCCTACAGAAAATGCAAGTGGAGAACCTTCATTTGTAGGAACTATTACATCAGCCGGTGGTGGAGGTGGTGGATCAGGTCCAGCACCGGTTTCTCCTCCAGTAGGAGCAGGAGCAGGTCATCCCGGAGGATCAGGGGGTGGTGTATCAGATCAAAGAACAAATCCTGGACACAGGGGTGTCGGTAATGAACCTCCTGTTAGTCCTCCACAAGGTAATCCTGGTGGTAATGGTATGGACTTTCCTCCTTCATCTGGTGGTGGAGGTGGTGGAGCATCTTGTCAAGGTGAATCTTCTCCTCCCAACACAGGGGGAGCCGGTGGAGCAGGAACAGCTAATTCAATTACAGGTGCCTCAGTTACTTACGCAGGTGGTGGTGGAGGTGGTGGTGTACCTGGTGCTAGTCCAGGAGCTGGTGGATCAGGTGGTGGTGGAGCCGGTAATGCAAGTGGTGGAGCAGGAACAGCAGGAACAGTCAACACTGGTGGTGGTGGAGGTGGTGGAGCATCCCCTGGTTGTGGTGGCGGAGGTGGAGCTGGTGGTTCAGGTATAGTTGTTCTTAGAATTGCAGCAGCTTGTGCGCCAGGATGTTTAGCAGCAGCCCCAGGAACTAATACAATAACAGATGATGGATCTGATAAAGTAATAAAATTTACAGTAGACGGAACATTGACAATATAGTATATTAAAAAGACCTAATGAAAGAAATAGACAGTCTTTTTCCTGTTCCCCTTTATAAAACTTTTTTAAATGTAGATTTAAAATCTATTAAAAAACACATTTCTAAAATAGCTAAACAATATAAATTAAATAGAAACGAAATTTTAAATGTAGACACATCACATAATGTCTATGATTTAGTTAAAGATGATTTTTTTAAACCTTTATTGAATGAGTTTCTAATTCATTCTAAGATCTTTCTTAAAGAATTAGGTTATAATCAAGCCTTTCTTGATCAATGTTTTGTAGAAAGTTCTTGGTTTAATTTAAGTTTTAAAAATGATAATCTAGCTAAACATACCCATCCTGGGTCCTTCGTGTCAGGAGCTTTTTATGTAGACTCTGACCCCTCAGACCACATATATTTTTATAGGGAAGATGATATGACTTTACCTCCCTCTAATCCTACATATTTTTCAAATAGATATGTACAATATCCTTGCAAAATAAATCAATTATTGATATTTAAGAGCAACTTAAATCATAATACAGGAACCAAGAAAAAAGGTAAAAAAACTGTAATATCATTTAACATAGGTAAGTTGACAATAAGATAAAATTAAATTAATATAGGTCTTTTAAGGAGTATAAATATGGCACATTTCGCAGAACTTAAATCAGTGACAGATCCTACAGGGTTTACGTCAGATACACATCAAGTGGTACAAAGAGTAGTTGTTGTAGGCAATGATATTGCTGCAGGCGGAGGAACTCTTGGAGATAATGACATGCATGTTGATGGAGAAACATGGTGTGTAAATTTCTTTAAAGGTGGAAGCTGGAAACAAACTTCTTATAATCATAATTTTAGAAAACAATACTGTGGTAAAGGTTTTGTTTATGATTCATCAAAAGATAAATTTTTAAATCCTCAACCATATCAATCTTGGTCTTTAGATGGAAATGATGATTGGCAAGCTCCAGTTACATATCCAACTGATACTACAGATAAGTTTATTAGTTGGGACGAACCTAATCTAAGATGGACTGCAAAGGATAATTCAGATCCAGTAAATAATTTCAATTGGGATGCATCAGCGCTAGCTTGGGTATCCGCATAAGGAGACTCATATGGCTAGTCCTTCAGGATCAGCAAACGGCGGTGTAATAGGAACATCAAACAAATCTTCATTTGGTAAGAATACTGTTACAACTGTAACAGCTACAGGAAATTCATCTTTTAGATCAGGAACTAGACTTGTCGATGCAACAGTAGTTGCCGGTGGTGGTGGCGGTGGAGTTAATGGAAACTCTGGCGGCGGAGGTGGAGCTGGTGGTTTTAGAAATTTTACAAATATTGTTGTTCCCGGAAATGTTCCCGTAACTATTGGTGGAGGTGGAGCAGGATTTCCCGCACCAGGTTGTCAAACAAGTAATGGAACTCCAGGAGACGATACAAAAATTACAGTAGGAAGTACAGAATATACATCAACAGGTGGTGGTGGAGGTGGAGGACATTGTGCTTCTCCTACGCCAGGTGGTGAAGATGGTGGATCAGGTGGTGGTGCTGGATCAAACGATCATAATTCAGCAGGATGTGGAAACACTCCTCCAACAAGTCCCCCACAAGGAAATGATGGTGGGGATACAACTGCTAACCCTAACGCTGGTTACGGAGGTGGTGGCGGTGGAGCAAATGCAGCAGGAGCTGATACATCAGGCTCTGCAACTGCAGGTGGAGCAGGTTCACCAAGTCCTTTAAATTCTACAACATACGCTGGTGGCGGTGGAGGTGGATCTACAGGATCTGCTGGAGCTGGTGGAGCTGGCGGTGGTGGAGCTGGAGGATCTCAAGGAAATGGAACTGCAGGAAGTGCTAATACTGGTGGTGGCGGCGGTGGATCTGGAAGAACACCAGGAGTTAGAAATAATAATTCTGGAGCTGGTGGTTCAGGAATTGTAGTATTTAAAGAATTAGATGCAGCGCCAGGTATGTGGTCAATGCAATCACAGTTTGAAGCGCAAACATCAGGAACTTGGCCTAGATTTATATTAACTTATCCAAGTGTAAATTATTTAGTAGTAGCCGGTGGTGGAGGAACTTTGGCCGATGGTCCAGCATCAGCGGGTGGAGGTGGAGCTGGAGGTTATAGAGCTTCTGGTTATGGCCCTGGACCTTTACAAGGAACAGCTTTAACAGTGGAAGTAGGATGTCACGCAGTAGTAGTGGGAGCTGGTGGAACCGGTCCTGTTGCTTGTAGTAGCGGACAAAATTCAAGTTTTGCTGCTGCAGAATCTTTTGGAATAACTTCAACTGGTGGTGGTAGAGGTGGAAGTGATTCAGCTGCACCAGCTGGTGGAGCTGCTTCTGGAGTACCCGGAGGTTCTGGAGGTGGTGGAGTTGGTTATGGAGGTTATGCTGGAGGTACAGGTAATACACCTCCTGTTAGTCCTCCACAAGGTAATCCTGGTGGTCAAGGTGGTGGATCATTTCATGGTGGTGGCGGTGGAGGAGCTGGTGGAGCAGGTTCTAATGGACCTCCAAGTGCTGCTGGAGCAGGAGTACCAAACGATATTTCAGGAAGTGCAGTAACATATGCTGCAGGTGGAGCAGGTCAACCTGGTGGACCAGGTGCAGTGGGAACTGTGAATAGAGGAGATGGTGGTAACGCTCATCCAGTTGCAAAAGCTGGTGGTTCAGGAATTGTTATATTAAGATTTCCAGATAGTGCAGGTTTAAGTGCTAGCCCAGGAACAAATAGTGTAGCGCCCGCGCCAGGTTCTACAAAAATTGCAACTTTTACAGTTACTGGAACATTGACAGTTACATAATAAATGTTATATTAAGTTCATAAAGACATATGAACCTTACAAATTATTTTTGGTATTTTCAATCAGTGATCCCTCATAGGATCTGTGATGAAATTGTACGTTATGGAAAACAATTACAAGATGGTTTGGCTACTACAGGTGGTTATGGAGATCCTAAAAAATTAAATCAAGAACAAATAAAAGATTTAAAAAAGAAAAGAGATTCAAATATAGTTTGGATGTCTGATCGTTGGATTTATAAAGAAATACAACCCTATATTCATCAAGCTAATCAAGCTGCAGGGTGGAATTTTCAATGGGATTTTTCAGAAGCCTGTCAATTTACTAAGTATAATAAAGGCCAATACTACGATTGGCATTGTGATGGTTGGGATCAACCTTATCAAAGACAAATAGGTGATCCATCTCATGGAAAAATAAGAAAATTATCTGTGACAGTAACATTATCCGACCCTAAAGAATATAAAGGTGGAGAGTTAGAATTTGATTTTAGAAATTTAGATCCAGATAAAAAACCTAATATACATAAATGTAAAGAAATATTACCTAAAGGGTCTTTAGTGGTATTCCCTGGATTTGTTTGGCATAGAGTATGTCCAGTTAAAAAAGGATCAAGACATAGTTTAGTGATCTGGAATTTAGGATGGCCTTATAAATGAAGAATAAAAAATTAAAACAAAAAAGAAGAAAAGAAAAAACTCAAGCAACTTTTCCACAACAATTAAATAGAGAAGAGTTATTTAAATGTCCTATATGGTTTGCAGATGAGCCTGCGTTTGTAGATAAATTAAACCAAGCATCTGATTCATATATTGAGACAGCTAAAAAAAATTTAAAAAAAGACATAGATAAAAGAAATAAAAAGTTTGGAGATAAAGGAGATATGGGTAATGTTTTTCATTCAACTACTTTAATAGGTGATCCTAATTTTAAACAATTACAAGATTATATAGGTGCAACAGCACATAATTTATTAATAGAAATGGGTTTTGATTTAACCAATTATCAATTGTTTACTACAGAAATGTGGGTACAAGAGTTTGCTAAAAGAGGTGGTGGAAACCACGCCTTACATACACATTGGAATGGTCATATTTCTGGTTTTTATTTTTTAAAAGCTAGTGAAAAAACATCACTACCGATTTTTGAAGACCCAAGACCAGGTAATATAATGAATCTTTTACCAGAAAAAGATAAAACCAAAGTAACTTATGCATCATCGCAAGTTAATTATAAAGTAAAACCTGGAAGAATGATATTTTTTCCCTCTTACATGCCCCATCAATATATAGTAGATATGGGATATGAACCCTTTAGATTTATACATTGGAACTGTCAAGCTATACCGAAAGGAGCATTAAATGTCGTTTAAAAAAAATAAATACAGTGTTTTAAAAAAAACTATAAGTAAAGAAATGGCTAATTTTTGTTATGCTTATTTTTTAAATAAAAGAAAAACAGCTAGATTTTTATTTGATCAAAGATACATATCCCCTTTTACAGAAGAGTGGGGAGTATGGACTGATCAACAAGTCCCTAATACATATTCACATTATGCAGATTTAGTAATGGAAACATTATTACAAAGAGTTAAACCCATTATGGAAAAACACACGGGTCTTAAGTTATCTGAAACATATTCTTATGCAAGAATATATAAAAAAGGAGATGTATTAGCTCGACACAAAGATAGATTTAGTTGTGAAATATCTACTACATTAAATTTAGGCGGAGACTCATGGCCGATATATTTAGATCCTACTGGTAAAGTAGGTCAAGCTGGTGTTAAAATAGATTTAGAACCAGGAGATATGTTAATATATTCTGGATGTGATTTAGAGCATTGGCGAGAAGAATTTAAAGGCAAAGATTGTGCACAAGTTTTTTTACATTACAATAAAGCTGGGTCTAAAAAAGCTAAAGAAAATGCATTTGATCAACGTCCTTTTTTAGGATTACCTGCTTGGTATAAAGGCTTTACATTACCTAAAAAATAAGTTATAAGATAATCTTGCAGGGGGATGATCCACCACTGATTCCCTCTGCTTTAACCATTTGAATTTCCCTAAGATCTGATATAAACCTTATAAACAGGATTTTTTATATGTTACAAAAGATAGGTTTTTTACCAGGATTTAACAAACAAGTTACAGCTACAGGAGCAGAAGCTCAATGGACGGGAGGAGAAAACGTTCGTTTTAGATATGGCACACCTGAAAAAATAGGTGGTTGGAATCAATTAGGAGAAAATAAATTAACGGGTGCAGCCAGACAGATGCACCATATTGTAACTAAAGAATCTCAAAAATTTTCTATCATAGGAACTAACCGTATTTTATATGCTTATACTGGTGGTGTTTTCTATGACATTCATCCTATTAAAACTGATTTTGGGTCTTCGTATGGAGCCTTTACGTGTAATTTTTCTAGTGGTCAAGCAGCAGTAACTATTACTTTTTCTGGAGGAGCCTCTACAGCTGGTATGTCTCAAGGTGATATATTACTTATGGATGATTTTACTGGCGGTGCAGGAACAGGATTTTCATCTACCAATTTTGATAATAAAAAATTTATGATTACTTCAGTAGATTCTACTACTCAAGTAACAATAACTATGGATAGTAATTCTAGTGCTACTACAACAGGCACTTTAAAAATTCAATGGTATTATCCTGTAGGACCTGCTGAACAAGTAGGAGCTTATGGATGGGGTATATCTTTATGGGGTGGTAAAGTTTTAGGATCAACTACAACTACATTGACTGCTCCAGGTTTAAATGATGATGCCAATGGTACAGGTGGATCTGGAACTACAATTAATGTTGGAAGCACAACAGGATTTCCATCTTCAGGGACAAATTATTTTCAAGTAGGTAGTGAAGAAATTTCTTATACAGGTGTAACTGCTACAAGTTTTACAGGTATTACAAGAGCCGTAAGAGGTTCAACAAGATCTGCACATAGCGGAGGAGCAACTGTAACTAATACTTCTAGTTGGACAGGATGGGGTTCAGCTGCAGCTAACACTGATAAGGTTACTGATCCAGGACTTTGGTCTATTAATAATTTAGGCGATAATGTAATTGCTCTTATTCATAATAGTGTGGTGGTAGAATGGGATGCAGCGGCGGCTAATGCTACGTCTACTAGAGCTACAGTCATAACTGGTGCACCAACAGCGTCACGTGATATGTTGGTATCTACACCCGATCGTCACTTAATTTTATTTGGAACAGAAACAACTATAGGAACACCATCTACTCAGGATGATATGTTTATTAGATTCTCGAATCAAGAAGATATAAATACATGGACACCAACAGCAACCAATAGTGCTGGTACACAAAGACTGGCCGCCGGATCACGGATCATGGGAGCTAAACTAGGAAGAAACGCTATTTATGTATGGACGGATACCTCATTATTCACCATGCGTTTTGTGGGAACTCCATTTACTTTCGCTTACGAACAAGCGGGAACTAACTGTGGACTAATTGGACAGAATGCTGCAGTAGAAGTAGATGGAGCAGCTTACTGGATGTCTGAAAACGGTTTCTTTAGATACACTGGTAAACTAGAATCTATGGACTGTTTGGTTGAAGATTATGTTTATGATGATCTTAATAAAACTTCTAACCAATTAATATACTGTGGTCTTAATAACTTGTTTGGAGAAATTATGTGGTTTTTCCCTACGTCAACTTCTAATGTTGTTGATAGATCTGTTATGTATAGTTACCTCGATTCAACTGCTGACAGGCCAATATGGTTTACGAATGCCAGTACTTTATTTAGAAGAACTACATGGCAAGATTCCGCTGTATTTGGTTTACCACATGCCACAGCTTATGATGCAGGAGACGATGCATCTTTTGATGTTACTGGTAATACAGAAGGAACTACTATTTATTATGAACATGAAACTGGAGTAAATCAACAAACTTCTGGAGGAGTAATTGCAGCTATACCAGCTAATATATTATCAGGAGATTTTGATATTACTCAAGATCAACAAAGAGGAATTACTTTTAGAGGAGATGGAGAATTTATTATGAGGATTAGTAGATTTTTACCTGACTTTATATCACAAGCCGGCACTGCAATAGTTTCATTAGACTTAAGAAATTATCCTAATGATACTGCAGTAAGCTCGACATTGGGTCCTTTTAATGTTACAAGCAGCACTACGTATCAATCGTGCAGAGCACGAGCAAGAGCCGTCGCTGTTAAAATATCAAACACGGCTGTAGATTCGAATTGGAAACTAGGTACATTTAGATTAGATGTACACGCAGGAGGAAGAAGATAATGCCATTTAAATCAGAAAAGCAAAGACGCTATATGCATGCTAACTTACCCAAGATCGCAAAGAGATGGGAAAAAGATTATGCAAGTGGGGGTATTGCTAGACTAGGTTTTTATAATGGTAATACAGTTGCACCTTTTCCAGGTATACAACAAAATAATATGTTAACTAATATGCAAAGCATGAGTCCATTAGCATTGAGTGTAATGACAGGGCAACATCAACCAGGAATTAGTCCACACCGTGGAGGATATGGTCCAATTGATCCCTATGGAAATATACAAATGATGTTAGAAAAAGATGATATTAGATCTGGCGCAAATGTTCAACAACAACCAGCTTGGTATCAAAGAATGTTAAATAAAGCTGGTCAAGGAATAACAGGACTTAAAAATCAAATGGGTAATATGTTTACTGGGGCACAAGATGCTGTAAGCGGTATATTTTCAGGAGCTAAAAATAAAGGTGGTGCTTTAATGGGAAACATTATGGGAATGGCTATGGGTATTCCAGGATTAGGAGCCTTACTAGGAAATATAAGACCAGACAATCCTTATGAAAAATTTCAAAAACAAATGTTTTCAGATATGTATGGTGGACATGATTTTGGTAACAAAGATCCTTTTGGAAAAAATGTTAGATCTCTGTTTGGTGAGTATGATGTAATAGAACAAGCTGATAAATTTGCTGCAAGCAAACTTGGACAAAAGCGTAATTTTGCAGAAGTTATGGCTGATGGAATAATTACTCAAGATGAAATAGACGAGTATGGTTTAGATAAAATGGGTGGTTATCAATTAAATAGATTAAGAACTTTAGCTGCAGCTAAGAAAAAAGCTCAAGCTTATCAAGAAAATATTGCTAACAGAGCAAAAGAAGAGAGAATGGCAAAAGAAAGAGAAAGACAAGCTCAAATGGCTCGATCAAATAAAGTTGTACTTGATAGACCTCAAGGTCCGCGTGGAGATGGAGGAGGAAGTTGGCATGCACAAACAGCTGCCAAAGAAAAAGCTTTTGCTGATACAGGTGGTAAACAAGGAAAAGTTGCTGGACCAGGATTTGGTAAAGGTTCTTATTTTAGTCAAGGAGGCATAGTAAGTCTATGGCCAAAATAGTACAATCATTAACCAGAGCCAGTCCAGATTACAGAGAAGACGTAGCTCAATCTTTAGTTAGAGATTTAGATGCTGTGTTAGAAAAATTAAACACAACATTTCAAGAAGAATTAAAACAGGAGATAGAAGCTAAGGCTTTCTTTGTAGAATAATGGCTGTTGTAAACATATACAAATTCTATGGTAAAAGTACTACGACGGTAGATTCAGATGTAGCTTTACTTTCACCTGCAGTAAACGAAACTTTTATTATTAAATCTATAAGAATTACTAATAAATCAGGAGCTAACACCCCTACTATAAGTATTACAGACAACGCTTTTTTTATTACACATACACAAACTTTAGCAGTAAATACTAGTGTAGAATTAATCAGCTTACCTTTGATTGTAGAGGGTGGCACAGTTTTAAAATACAGCACAGCTGGAACCATGACTAATGGAGTAGATATTGCAATCAGCTACTTAAACATTAATAAGGAGGTCACAACATAATGAACGATGTACCAGAAATAAAACCAGATAAAATAATAACTACTATTTCTAACCTTAAAACAGGAGAAATATACAACACTGAAGAGGAGTGGAAAGCTAAGGGAATTGATGAAAAAGACATTCGAAGAGACGTCAAGGTCATCATGCCAGCACTTGATTTGTTTGGAAAAACAAGTTAAAGTGTATGATCAGGAAATTTTCACCTGCTCTTAACTTAAATGAAGCAAAATTATGGCAATGTTTGAAGAACAAATTACAGATACATTAGAGACAGGAGCCCCTCCTATCAAATACGAAGGAGATGAGGGCCCTCAAGATCCTAGACAAGAGGCAATGTTAGCTCAATTAAAAGAAGAATACATGCAATATGTATTTGAAATGAGAGAGCTAGATGAACCTATCATGTCTTTTGAAGAGTGGTATCAAATGACTTATGAAGCTAGCAAAATGGGTGTTCAAGCTCCTCAAGAAGAAATGATGAGTGAAGAGATGATGATGAGAGAACCAGCAGCTTATGGTGGTATCATGGATACTGAATCAGGAAGAAGAATGTATGGTTTAGGAAGTTTCTTTAAAAAAATTACAAAGCCTTTTAAAAAAATTGCTAAAGGTGCAAAAAAATTAATTAAAAGTCCAATAGGTAAAATAGGAATTGGAGCATTACTTGCAGGCCCAGCACTAGGTGCATTGACTGGTTCAGGTGCAGCAACTTCTTTAGGAACATCTCTACACGGTGGTGCACAGTTTGGAGCTAAAAAAGGAATAGGAGCATTATTAAAAGGTGCAGCTAGAAAAGCTATACCTCATTTAACAAACCCAAAAACTTTAGCTAAGATTGGTATCGGTGCAGCAAGTGCACTACCATTACTAGGTATTGGAACTCAAAAACAACAAGAGCAACTTCCAGATGCAGGTGGTAAATTTGATTTTGATTATGGTCAAATGATTAGAGATGTTAAAGGAGCTAAAACTACAGAAGATTTTGCTGACATTAATACAAAATACGGAACAGATCTTGTAGAAGATGAAACTGTTTATGCAGCAGACGGTGGAAGAATTGGATTTGCTTTAGGATCTAAAGCAGACTTTGCAATAGAAGATGTCATGACTGGTGGAGTAGAAGATGAATTAGGTGGTATTACAGGTATCATGAGACAAGCTGATCTTCAACGTAAAGGAAACATTGGTCAGTTTTATGCGGCTGAAGGTGGTCAAGTAGATTACAGCAAAGACCCTAACTACAGAGGTTGGAAAAAAACCTACGAAACAAACAA